CGCATATCAATACATCAATCGCTGGTGGAGCTCATGCGGGCGCACTTGCAAATGGAACTAACGGACAAATTAAAATCCTCACAATGGTTGCTGATGGTGGTAATTCTGTTGTTACTCCAGCAAATGCAAATGGTTTCTCAACTATTACATTCGCTGATGTAGGTGATACTGCAACTCTAATCTTTACTGGTAGCAAATGGAACATTATTAGTTCTCATTCTGTTACAATAGCATAAGGAGATTACTATGAGTGAGCGACTAGGTGCAAACGGAATGCCAATGAAAGTGAAGGAAGAATCTTCTGAGATGATTTCTGAAATTCTTGAGGTGAACCCGAATAAAAAATCTAAAAAAGCAGAAAAGGAAGAAGAGGTTTCACTTTCTTCTGAGTGGACTGCTGATGAGGACGTAAAAGATGAAGAACTTTAAAAATCATATTGCTGAGGAAGTCTCGGCAGATGGACACGATTTTCACAATGACGTTGCTAATCCAAAAACCATTGAACGTATCAATGCGTTCTTGGGTGCAATGGGACAAATCGAACATCTAGTACCAGAACATGCATTGGGCAAATTAAGAGAAAGACTAGGTAGACTAGGACTTTCTTTTGGTGAAGTTGCAATGACTGAAGATGGTGGTAAAATGTCTATGCCTCTTACACAATTTGGTGGAAGAAAAGGTAAAGACGAAAACGGTGATGACATTGATGACGATGGTATCTCTCACAAAGTTGAGGGTGGATTGGCATTAGAAATCACTCACGAGACTACAGGTAACGGAACACATTTTATCAAGACTAAAATCGTTTAGTAGCGGTTTATATTATGTTTGAGAAGATAACTAATGATAATGTCATTATGTTTGCTATAAAACACTATGACAATCCACAATGCGAAGGTGAATCAGAGTTCCACGATGACATGAAACGCTTTAAATATATTAAGCGTCTATTGAGAAAATATCGGGAACATGGTGAACTGAAGGAACGACTTATACTAAACCATATGATTGTAGTCAATAATGTGTTTGGTGCTGAGGCAGGTTCTACTTTGTTAATTTTTAAGATTGAACCAGAGTTTTGGTCTGTTCTTAAAACATTTATGAACTTTTTGGGAATGCTCCCAGAGGGTGAACTAGAACAAGTAGAAGAAGATGAAACCGTTAAGGAAGTACTAGAGAGAATATAAATGGGCAGAGCGATTGATTTATTTGTTACATACCGTTTCGTTAAATTGTTAACGACACCGTTTGAAAAGACTGATGCATTCAAAATGGGCATCATCGACAAAGACGGTTTTCGTACAAAGAAGGTATTGTACAAACAAACAGAACAAAGTGCATACACAGTTTTACATAAACTTGTATTCAATATTAAACGTATATTTGCAAAGGTGCCTGGACTTAGAACAAGACTAGGAACATATGCTGCAGCCCTATTTCTTTTAAAAGATACTTTCAAAGAACATGTTGAAGACCCAGACATGTTTGAAAAAGGATTAATGGAATATCTTAAACAACAAGGCGTTGAATTCGATAATAGTATTGTTGAAGAGGTTACTCTCGACAACGGTAAACTGAGTAAAGGTATTTACGTTCTAACCCAAGATGTTGTAACAACAGAAGCAGAAAATGAGATTGATGCTTTAGAGGGTGATGAAGTAGAAGTATTTGAGGACAGTCCCCCAGAAGATACCATTCTAGGTGTTGATGTGTTTGGTGTTGTCCACAAAAAAACAAAACAGAAGATATATGTATCTTCTGAAGATATAAAAGAACTAGACATAGGAGACCTATTATGAGTCTAAAATTTGACAACATAATGAAGAAGTTCTATGACGACCCTAAATTGGGCATCAAGACTGAAGATGCGCCTGCGAACGCTTCTGGTAGTGCAGTCGCTGGAACTGGTGATGATAGCTCTACTGTGGTAGTCAAGAAAAAGAAAAATCCATACGATGGTAGAACTAAAGAAGCAAGAAGTTTCTTTAAACGTATGGCAGAACGCAGAGCAAAGCGTGAAGCGAAATCAAAACTCGCTCAGAAGGTGCAAGAAAATACACTCAATCGTGAACACGAGTATCTACTTGCAGAAGATAATGTTGATATTCTAAAGAACATTGTCAAAAACAAACAAAACAAAAATATCAAGTTCAAAGATGGTTCTATGAAAGTTGACTTGTATACTGCATCAGCAATCACACAAGTTTTCGATAAAGTTAATAAATCTAATCAGAAGAAGATGAAAGATATGATTAACGGTAAGAAAGCACAGTTTATGAAGATTGCAGACTTTTCCTTATCCAAGGTTAAGTAATTTGAAAACCTTTTTACAGTTTGAGCAATCATACTCTTATGCTTTGGGCAACTATAAACCAATTGCAGATTTAAATGCTGCATCTGGTGATGGAAACCTTTCCAAATCTGATTTGGATAATGTAGAGAAGTATGCAGACAGACTATATAAAAGTGTCGGTATAGACGTAGAGTTTACTCGACATTTTTTAGATAGGGTTAATGATGTACGAAACAAGAAACAGATTACTGTGGCGGAGCTTATTCGGTTATTTAAACAATCGTATAAGAAGTACGGTAAGAAGATTGCTCAACTCGGCCCAGATGCCGAAGCAGTCTTGAACGATATGCAGACAGATGTTAATATGCCGTTTGCATTAAAATGGGATGGTAAGGAACTGGATTTAATTGCAAAAACTGTAATGAGAAAAACAAACTTTGCAACCAGTAACCAAAAACTATCTTTTAAATAAAGGAGAAGAAAGATGAGAAATTGGATTAAAGCAAGAATCGAAGAAAGAACATCATGGGATGGCGCTGCACTTATAGCAGTTGGAGTAATCGTATTGATTGCAGGCCCATTTGCATCAATGGCTGCATATGCAGCGATTGCTTATGGTGCATGGACAATTTGGAAATCTGAGTAAGGCCATGAACAGTAAATTTAGTATTGGTGTTGTAATTGCGATTGTTTTGCAAGTATCTGCCTTTGTATGGTGGACTGCACAACAGGCGCAAACTATTTCACAATTGAATGAACAGGTATCAGAACTTACTAGTCGAATGGCAGTGGAAGATGATGTAAACTTCAAACGTGACATTAGAGATTTAACAGAAAAAGTTAATGGTATGGATGAATGGATTACAGAAAACTTTCATAATATAGAAGAGTTAATCGACTTTGCAACTTTCACAGAAAATAGATGGGCAAGTGAGTATGCAAATGACCCATCATATGAAAGAAAGTTTGGTACTAAGGCACCAGTGAAATGATTAAATTATATGCAATAATAATTATTGTAGGTATCTTGGGTGGTGCAGCGTATGGTGCAAAATACTATTACGACACCACCCAAGCAACCATTGCTACTTTGCGTGATAACAACGCAAAACTAGAAGTTGCGAATGAAACAAACCAAGCAACTATTGAGAAGATGGGACAGGATTCAAAAAGATTGAATGAACTGAACTCTGAACTCAATGCGAATTTACGCAAGTCAGAAGAATATGGTGACGAATTGCGTAATACGTTAAATAAACACAACCTAACGCATCTTGCAAACAAGAAGCCAGGGTTGATTGAAAAGAGGATGCAGAATGCGACAGATAAACTTTGGGATGACCTTGAGTCTATTACTAGCGACAACGCTAGTACTGAGTAGTTGTTCTACTTTTAGACCCGAGGCAGAAATTGTAGTACAAACAAAGATAGTAGAAAAGACTATCCCTACAGTTCAGCATCCGAAACCAGTTCAAATGAACAAGGTTAAGATTTATGTTGTTTCTCCCGAAGAGAACTATGAGGAATTCCTTACAGAGTATTCGGCGAAGAACGGTGCAGACTCATATATTGCGATAAGTGTGAAAGACTATGAAAACCTATCTAAGAACTTTGCAGAACTTAGACGTTACATAGAACAACAAAAACAGATTATTGTATATTATGAGAAAGCAGTTGCCCCAACCCTAGAGGAAGAGGACAGCGAAAAAACAGGAGAAGAGTAAATGGAATATTTACAACTTATAACATGGGACTTAATTGTCCACCAACTTATGACATGGTGGCAGTTCACAGTGGTAGGAATTCTTATCATTGTTGGATTCATCATTAATTTGTTTGGTGTAGATAATAAGACAAAGAGATGTGGTTTTGAATATAAAGACATGCCACAAATGATGCCAGTACCAATTGCAACTAAAGGAAAAGGTTTCTGGGGTGCAATCTGGATGTGGTTAACAGGAAGTAGACAGTGGGTAGTCGCAAAAGACTTTCACTTTACATTAGACGCAGTTGAATATGTAATCCCTAAAGGATTTCAGTTTGACGGAGCATCTATTCCTAAGTTCTTACATACATGGTTATCACCAACAGGTGTATTGCTTATGGGTGGATTAGTACATGACTATGCTTACAAGTATGCTACACTTAAAAGAAAAGGTAAAGGTACTTGGGGTATAATGAATCAAAAAGAAGCAGACATTATTTTCAGAGATATTAATATCGAAATAAATGGCTTCCATTTTTTAAACTATCTTGCATTCTGGGCATTAAGACTTGGCGGTTTTGTTGCATGGAACGGACATAGGAAAAAGAAATAAAATGACAACTGCAAAGACGTTAGATACAGAAGTAGCATTACTCAAAAGAGAAGTTGCTGACATGAAGATGATTCATGTTAGGTTGGACTCTGCAATTGAAAAGATTGCTGAAGTATCAACGTCTTTGCATACTATCATGGCAGTCCATGAAGAAAAACTAATACGACAGGAAGAAGCATTGGGTGAACAAGAGAAAGAATTTAAGACTACTGTTCTAGAATTGCACAGTCGTATTACATCGAATTCAAAAGAAGCCTCCCTACAAATGGGAGAAATGGAACGCCGTCTACATACTGCGATGGAAGAACATCAAAGAAAAGAGACTGAGCAGTTCGTTAAACTAAGAGAAGAATTGAGTGCCAGAGTAGGTGTTCTGGAAAAATGGAGATATGTCATCATCGGCGGCTCCATAGTAGTAGGGTTTGCATTAACTGAGATACTTCCAGCAATGATGTAAAAATCTATTGACTTACAGGTGGAATTCCTGTATATTATACATTATGAATTACATTGATACAAAGTACATATCCCTTATATCCCCTCGTCTGAGGAATTTCAAGAGAAAGACTGATTACCTATGGCAATTCAGTTGTCCATATTGTGGTGACTCTGCGAAAGTAAAGACGAAGGCTAGAGGATTTATCTATCGAACAAAGAATGACCTTTTCTATAAGTGTCATAATTGTGCTATGGGTACTAATCTATCAAAACTGATAGAACATGTAGATTCAAATTTACACAAAGAATATGTACTAGAACGATACAAGGAAGGTCTTACTTCCAATGGTCGAGGAGATAAGACGCCTGGAGCAGGCATTAAAGCGCCTGAGTTCAAGTTTAAGAAACCTGTGTTTCGTAAATCTCTCAACCTAGATTCTTTTTCACAACTTGAAAAAAATCATCCTGCTATCAAATTTTTATCTGATAGAAGTATTAGCAAAGAACTCTGGAACGATATATATTTCTGTCCAAAGTTTTTTGAATACGTCAACGGACATGTAGAGAATAAGTTTCCCTCACTAGATGGTGACCATCCAAGGATGTTAATACCATTCCGAAAAGAGGATGGAGAGGTCTTTGCATTTCAAGGACGGGCATTTGGGGATGAACCCCAAAAATATATTACTATAATCTTGGACAAAGAACATCCCAAGATTTTTGGATTAGATAAGGTTGACAAGAACAAAACAATACATGTTGTTGAAGGCCCTATCGACAGTCTTTTTCTAAAGAACTGTATCGCAGTTGCTCAAAGTGATTTGCGTGTTCCACAGTTCAAAGACAATGCAGTTCTTGTCCCAGACAATGAACCAAGGAATGTACATGTTGTACAACAGATTGAACGATGTATCGATGAAGGATACTCAGTTTGCATCTGGCCTAATGGCATTGAAGAAAAAGATATAAACGACATGATTCTTGCTGGAAACTCACCAGCAGAGATTCAAAACATTATACATAATAACACCCATAAAGGATTGAAGGCAAAGACTGTTTTCAACTCTTGGAAAAAAACATAAGCAAATAGGAGAACTAACACATGGCCCTTGAGAACGTAGTAACATTCCCAAGTGCTGAGGAGACTAATGGTCTTGACCACCTCGGCATCACAATTGACAGAACAAGAGACAAAGATTTATCAGAACAAGCATATAAACTACTCAAGGATTATTATTGTAAGGACTCAGAAAATTCACCACAAGAAGCATATGCAAGAGCATCTGTTGCTTATTGCAACGGAGACTTAGCACTCGCACAAAGAGTTTATGATGCCGTATCCAAAGGTTGGTTTATGTTTGCATCACCAGTATTATCTAATGCACCAATGCCTGGCAAGAAAGCAAAGGCATTACCTATTTCGTGCTTCTTAACATACGTTCCAGATTCACTTGAAGGACTAATCGACCATACTGCTGAGTTGCGTTGGTTGTCAGTTAAGGGTGGTGGAGTTGGTGGACATTGGAATGATGTTCGTGCAATCTCAGATAAAGCGCCAGGCCCAATGCCATTCCTTCATACAGTAGATGCAGACATGACTGCATACCGTCAAGGCAAAACTCGTAAGGGTTCTTATGCAGCATACATTGATGTATCACATCCAGACATTATTGAGTTTTTAAATATGCGTGTACCAACAGGTGACGTAAACAGAAAAAATTTAAACCTACACCATGCAATCAATATTACAGATGATTTTATGAGAGCAGTAGAACGAGGTGAGACTTGGGACTTGAAAGACCCTAATGATGCAACTGTAAGAGAGACAATGCCTGCAAGAACTTTATGGCAACAAATTCTCGAAGTGCGTTATCGTACAGGTGAACCGTATTTGAATTTCATCGATACTGCTAATAGAGCATTACCACACACAATGAAATCAAAGGGATTGAAGATACACGGTTCTAATCTTTGTAACGAAATACATCTACCAACTTCAGAAGATAGAACAGCAGTTTGTTGTTTGTCATCTCTTAACTTAGAAAAGTATGATGAGTGGTCTGATACAACTTTAGTTAGTGACCTTATTCGTTTCTTGGATAACGTACTACAATTCTTTATCGACAATGCTGGTGATGAGATTTCTCGTGCTAGATATTCTGCAACTCAAGAACGTAGTCTTGGACTAGGTGCAATGGGTTGGCATTCACTACTACATAAGAAAAGAATTGCATTTGATTCACATGAAGCGAGAGAACTTAATTGGGATGTTTTTAGAACAATTAAAGAACAAGCAAATAAAGAATCTCTTGAACTAGGACTTGAGCGTGGAGAAGCACCAGACATGCAAGGTACAGGTAGACGTAATGCACATCTACTTGCAATCGCACCAAACGCCAACAGTTCTATTATTGTTTCTACTTCACCTTCTATTGAACCTATGAAAGCGAATGCATATACACATCGTACTCGTGCTGGTTCTCACTTAGTAAAGAATAAGTATTTGGAAGAAGAGTTAAAGAAGGTAAAGAAAAATTCAGAAAAGATTTGGTCTGATATCATCACTAATGGTGGTTCAGTCCAACACTTAGACTTTTTATCAGATAAAGTCAAAGAGGTGTTTAAAACTGCAATCGAACTTGACCAGTTAGTTCTGGTTGAACAGGCTGCAGATAGACAAGAGTTCTTATGTCAAGGACAATCACTAAATCTATTCTTCCCTGCTGGTGCAGACAAGAAGAAATTACACGAGGCACATTTTGCAGCGTGGAAGTTAGGAACGAAGGGTTTATATTATCTAAGAACTGAAACATCACAACGTGCTGAGAATGTGTCATCCAAGGTTGTTCGTGACCAATTAAAGGATTATGAGTCTCAAGCAGTTGATGCTGAATCCCAAGATGAGTGTGTTGCATGTCAAGGGTAAAAAACTATAATAGTAAAATGGAGAAAAAGTAAATGAATGTAGAGATTTATAGTAAATCAAATTGTCCGTTTTGTGATAAGGCAAAACACTGGTTTAAATCACATGGATATGAGTACACAGAAATCAAAATGGATAATGAGGAACAACGTCTTGCGTTTTATCAACGTGTACCAAATGCACGTTCAGTTCCACAAATCTTTATTGATGATAAATTGATTGGTACATATGATGACTTTATGAAAGTCGCAGAGAAGTTTGTAAAAAAGAAAGGTGGTGGGTTAATGGAGTTCTCAGAAACTTATAAACCTTTCCACTATCCTTGGGCAGTAGAAATTACAACAAGACATGAGAAGGTTCACTGGATTGAAGATGAACTTGATTTGTCAGAAGATGTTGCTGATTGGAAATCTGGTAAGACTTCTGTCATTGAAAGAGAATACATAACAAATATCCTTAGACTTTTTACACAGTCTGATGTTGCAGTAGGACAGAATTATTTTGACCAATTTATACCGAAGTTTAAAAATAACGAAGTACGAAATATGCTTGGTTCATTTGCATCTAGAGAAGGTATTCACCAACGTGCATATGCACTTCTTAATGAGACACTTGGGTTATCTGATGCTGAGTATCATGCCTTCTTAGAATATCAAGAGATGGCAGACAAGATTGAGTTTATGATGGATAGTGACCCTAACACAGTTCGTGGACTAGGACTATCACTTGCAAAGTCTGTAATGAATGAAGGTGTAGCATTGTTTGCATCATTCGTCATGTTGTTGAATTTTCAAAGATTCGGTAAGATGAAGGGTATGGGTAAAGTAGTTGAGTGGAGTATTCGTGACGAATCAATTCACGTTGAGGGCATTTCAAAACTATTCAAGGCATATTGTGCAGAACATCCTCGTATTATTGACGATGAATTTAAAGCACAGATATATGAAATGGCAAGGATGGCAGTCAAACTTGAAGATAAGTTTGTAGACCTTGCATATAAGATGGGTGAGATTGAAGGCTTAGACTCCTCTGAAGTAAAGACATATATAAGGTATATCACTGATAGAAGATTACTTCAATTAGGGATGAAACCAAACTTCAAAGTGAAGGACAATCCTCTACCTTGGTTAGAGTGGGTACTTAACGGTGCAGACCACACTAACTTCTTTGAGAACAGAGTAACCGAATATGAGGTTGCTGGACTCAATGGTAAGTGGGATGATGTTTATGAAAACCAAGTTGCCTAATGATTAAAATTATTACATGCGAAGGCTGTGATGCAGTCTTTAAAATCCAACATGACATGGAAGAAAGATACTATCCAATTGCTCATTGTGTCTTTTGTGGAGACAGTCTAAATATAGATAACGAAGATGATATCGAAGAATTTGACGAAGATGAGTAGTTATGTGGACACACAAAGGTGAATTAGTAGACGAACTCCCACTTGATTGTGAGGGGTTCGTTTATCTTATCACGAATCTAACAAACAATAAAAAATACATTGGTAAGAAACTCGCAAGGTTTAAAGTTACCAAGCCACCACTCAAAGGTAGGAAGAACAAAAGACGTTCTACTAAAGAGAGTGATTGGAGAACCTATTGGGGTTCTTCAGACCATCTTAATGCAGATGTTTTAGAATTGGGTGAAGACCAATTCACTAGAGAGATATTGCATTACTGTGATAGTAGAGGTGCATTAAGTTACCTAGAAGCAAAGGAACAGTTTGACAGGGAAGTCTTGCTTACCGATGAATACTATAATGGTATTATTAATGTCAGAGTTGGTTCATCAAAAATTCTAAAAGAAGCATTATTTCCCCAGATGCATAACGACTATTCCAAATAAACATTAATAAAAATGGCATAGCAACTGTCCTAGTTGTATAAATATGTGCGAATAGACCCCCCACGGAAGAAGTTCAGAATTTTGTTCTTGTAGTATAGAGGACAAGTGCTTTTGTGAGCGTGGTGTGTTCATAACTTAAACACTATAACAGGAGAAGAAGGATGGCTAACTTCCAATGGTTTGCGAAAATGTTTCCAAACAATCCGCCAAAAAACGACATCGTTCGCTGGATTCGTACTGAATACAGTAACGAAGTTAAACATCTCCGAGACGATGATGTTGTGGCGTTTTATAATAACGTAATGCTTATGAAGCAAAGGAGAGCAGAAAAATGTCTATAGGATTGGTGTTGAAACACACTTATCAAGAAACTTGTCACATATGTGATAAGATTGCACACATAGTAAGTAAGGTATGGGATGGCATTGTCCATCATGCTGAGATAGTAGGAACTGCAAGAGCAGCTGCCGAACTAACTCGTCAAGGATATCACAAAGAAGCAAAAAATTTGATGATAGATTTGAAAAGGATGAAAAGATAATGACTGTACTTACACGAACTTACTGTGCATTCTGTGAGGTTGTTGCAGATTTATACAACAACTTCAAAACATGCGTTACTCCAACTTTTGACAGGAAAACATATAATCAACTTGCAAGTCTAACAGACAGAGAGTTGAACGATATGGGGATTTCTCGTGGTGATATAGGTAATATCGCTCGTGGAATCAGTGTTCCCAGAGATGGTTGGCGAAGATAAACCAATAAAATATTAAATTATTTTTTAAGTCCCTGTTTTTACAGGGATTTTTTTTGGCCTTTTTTAGCGAATTGCCTTGACTTTGTTATGAAAACAAGTTATAGTATATGTATAGTCAATGAGAGAGGAACTTAATTATGACAGAGAAAACAATTTTTATCAGTGCGAACAACGGTGGACTTGAGATTTACAAGGGTGCTGGAAACTTGATTGCTGGAAACATCAAAACTGCAAAAGGTTTCAAATATGTGATGGATACTCACAATATCGATCCAGACTATGCAACTATGTACTACACAAGTAGCATGGACTTTGCAGACGAAGAAGGGTTTGCAAATTGTGATGATGCAAAGATTCTTGCAGAAGAGGGATTTGCGTTAATGCAAATGACTACTCGTCCAGATGATATAGTTAAAATGAAAGGTCAAATATAATGAAAATTAAAGGTGCAATGACAGTTTTAAATAAACGTGCAAAGTTCTTTGGCAAAACTGTAGAAGAATTAGTTGAGATGTTGGACAATGGATTTGATGATACCATGACAGTATTAGAGG